GTAGCCAGGTGCGTAGTATTAATTTTGCGTTTATTTTTGATGCAAAGCGCGCAGGCGTGGCGAGGGGCTGACCGCGCTTTTTGCCCCCTGCTGGCGGGTTTGCTGGCTCAGCAGTTAGTGCCGCCTCTTGGCCTGGCAGTCTCATACGCACGATAAAAGTCACACAGTGTGCCTTGTGCCTGTAAGGTTCCAGCTGTGGCGCTACCCAGAGAGAACAACTGAAGATATGTAGCACCCTGCCAGTTTGCTGGGAGTTCCTGACGCTTGATTATGAAGTGCCCCCAATCCAAGCCCAAACTGTCATCGTAGGCTTTAATAAATAATCGTTTAATTTCAGGCTTGTTTTTCAATATTCCCGGAGCCACCCTGCCAATATCACCGGCAAAGCCATTCCAGTCTTGTTTGCCGCCAGACATTTTGCTATCCAGCTGTAGTTCTAGCGTCACGCCTACATAAGACGCCTTACGAACCAAACCAGAGAGTGTGCGTGCATATGTCTCAGGCTTCATCTGGGCAATTTGCTCCGAGCTCAATTCCTCATTGCTGCAACCCGCAAAATTCAATACCGCAAGCACAGCAAGGCCTGAAATTACAACCGATTTCAATAATATATTCATTGGCAAATCACTCCATCACCCAGGCCCGCAGCACCCGGGCAACGACATGAAATCCGGCGTGTTAAAGTCGATATTGAAAGCAAGCTACTCATTTGCGTTTAGCACCTGATACCCGTCCTGGATGTCGCTCAACTTGTCTGGCCAACTCAAGCCGACAGCATGCCAAGCATCACTCCAATGGCGTAGGACAGGATACAAATCAACACAAAATCGATCAACGTAATTCGGGATTGCCGCCAGCGCATTTTTCCATTATTCACTCCATCACCCAGGCCCGCAGCACACGGGCCAGCACCTGAAAATCATCAGCACGCTCAAATTCAATGCGGAACGCTTCAACCATGCTGTCCTTGCCGTCTGACTCCATGGCGCGATAGCCGCCAGGCATACGGCGCAGTTCCTTGACGTACAGCTCGCCGTCCAGCACGAAGAAATAGACGCCCTGACTCAGACTTTGGCCAACATCGATGCCTGTATCAATGATCAGCAAATCCCCGTCCTTATAAAAGGGGTGCATGCTGTCGCCCGAGCCGGTAATGATCGCCAGTCGTCGCGAGTGTTTTGCAGGTAAATACGTGGAAAGCCAGTCAGGACTGACCAGGATTTCACGCACGACCTCCGGATAGTCATTGACCACGACGCCATCGCCCATGGCGGCGCGGACATCATATTGCGGGATGCGGATCAGATCCGTTTCTGCAAGTTGGCTGCCAGACAATATGTAATTAACATCGCCGCCACTACTAGCTATTTGTTCTAGTACGCCTACCTTTGGTTCAGTGATTCCAGCTTCGTAGTTCTGCCACGTAGCCCTAGAAACATTGAATTTCTTAGCTGCACCTAGCTGTGTCAGACCCATTACCTTCCTGACTTCAGCCAACCGATTATTTATGACAGACATAAAATTTTGTGCTTTTTGGCAATCAACCTTGACAAAGCCTTATTTATTAGGCACACTTCACACACTTTCACTACATTACACAGCAAGGCTATCACCATGAGAACGATAGAACAAGTTCGCGAGGAATTTGATCGCACCGGGCAAACCATAGCCGGGTGGGCGAGGCAAAACTGCGTATCCAGAGACATTGTCAATAGAGTGCTTAGTGGCGAACTAATCGGCAAGCACGGCGAAGCCCACAAGGTCGCCGTGCTGCTCGGCCTGAAAGACGGCATCATACTGCCTGAAGCCGAAGCCAGCCTCAGCGCCGCCCAACCCGGCCAATAGCAACTGGGCATACCCGCAATGTGGCGCGACGCGATCAACTCCACCCAGCCGCATTTACAAATGACACCGCCTCAAAGTGCCATTTTCTCAATGGCGCGACAAATAAACCACGTTATCAAGCAAACATATACTACAACGTCATGACCATCGCCCCCATCCCCATGCATCCGCTCGACGAGCTCTACCAGGCGTGCCGGAAATACCCCGGCGGCATCGATGCCCTCGCTGACCGTATGGGCACAACACGCGCCATGCTCTACAACAAACTGCGGCAAGGTGTCCGCAGCCACTATATTCATTTCGATGACGAATTATCAGAAATCCTCTTCTGCCTCCAGGAAACCAAAGTCCCCGACGCAACTCGCGCGCTCGAGGCGATCTGCTGGCGGCACGGCATGCTCGCCATACCGGCGCCCGGCAGCAACGTCGAAGGCGTAGAGCAGAAGCAGGCGCTCAAGCTGCTCGGCGAACAACTCAAAACCAACGCTGAGGCGATGACCAGCTTCACCGACGCCATTGAGGACGGCAAGATAACTGCCAACGAGATGATACGCATCGAAGCCAGCTTCGCCACGGCCTGGCGATCCATGTGGCAAATATTATCGGCAGCGCGCAGCGCGCATGCCGGTCAAAACACGGCAGAGAATCATGGGTAGTTGGACGGCGGCTGAAGACGAACTGATGCGTATAAGCTATGCCGACACGCCCACCAAAGACTTGGCGAAAATCCTGGGCAGGCCAATTGTTGACTGCTATAACCGCGCCAGAACTTTAGGATTGAAAAAAGCGCCTGAGCTGTTAGCCAGAATGGCCAGAGAAAACCAACTGGCGCGAAGCGGCTGGACTGATGCAGATAAAGCTTATTTGCGCGTGCATTATCCGAACGTTAAAACACTTCTGATTGCCGGGGAACTAGGCAGGACTCCCCGCGCTGTAAAAACACAAGCGGCAAAACTCAGGCTAAAGAAAAGCGCCGGATATCTGGCTTCCACTGATTCCGGCAGGCTAAACAAGATATTAGGGGTCATCAACAGCGCAAAGGTCGAGGCTGATTATTTAAAAACAGTAGGCGGACCAGGTGCCGACTTTATCAGTCCGCCATCAAAGCCGAATATTAAGAAAATCAACACAGGCACGCTAACCCAAAACCAATTGCCTAATGGCGTAAATGTTACGACTCACAAAGCCAGGTAAGTAAAGGCGCAGCCATGACCATGCCCACACCCACCATCTACACCAAGCACTATAGGCAGCGGCTAAGCGCGCTCAACGCCTATATCCGCTCGCTGCGCGAAGCTGGCGCCAAGGTCAGCCATGCCAGGCTTTTGCCCGGCCAAGGCAAAAGCGAAGTCAACATCACCTACGGCGGCAGCATCGAAACCCTGCCGATCCGCCTTGACGTAACTCTCACCATCAACCCGGAGGAATCATGACAACCAGACAAAACTATCTATACAATGCCGCACTCGACATCGTGGTCGATAATGTCGACGACGTCATTGCCAATGTCGAACAATACATTGACGCATATCAAGCAGAAAAAGGTATTACGCGAGCGCAAGCAGAGCAATATATCCACAGCGCCACCAGCGAAGTGCTAAGCGACAATCTGGGATGCCGCATCAGCAAGGAACAAAGCACCGCTTACTGTGTCGCGCTCAGATTCAACAGCGGCAGCGTCAAATATATTTCACTGGCAGCCATTCACGATCTGATCCGCAAAACGCAGGACAAGGCCAGCTCGCGCAAGAAGGCCGCCAGTAAAATCAACGAAGCGGCGGCAGCGCCGGCAAGCACCACCGAAGCGGAGGTGGCGCCGGCATGACTACCGAAAAACGCACCCGCAACTTCGAAATTATTTTTGACGGCAGATGTTGTGGTATTGCTTGCCATGGTCTGAAAAACTCCTTTATCAGCTCACCACACTGCAGTTTTTACGGCAATAACAAGCTGCTATACGATTTAACACGCTTTTGGCGCTGCGAAGAATGTTTGAAAGATTCGGATAACAAGCAGCCGGCCAGATCCATTTCATGATGGCCATGGAAAGTCAGCGGCTTGAAATCGACCCCGACATAGGCATTGGCGACTATTGTCGAATTCTGTACATCGATTCACACGCTGATAACAAGCCCGTTTTGAATGTGGATCTGTGCAAACTGCCGCCCTTGCGAAGAAAACAGGCTTGGGCGTTGTTGCAGGAAAAGTTTCCGGAGATGGCCAGGACCATCAGTCAAATCAACGATGAGCTAGCCATACCGGGCGCACTACGCCCCATCGAGCAGTTGCTGATTCCATTGCACTATCTAGTCTCGATTGACAAGCGCGAAGTGTCTGCAGTTGATATAGAAACGTGTACATCTGCATGAACAATACAAGTGGCTCACATTCAATCGCGCCTCAAATTGTCGAAGCTCTCATTGCAAACTATGGCGCTAAACCTCGCGATGGCTACCTGCGCTATGGCAAATGCCCACAGTGCGGACGCAGGGAATTATGGGCAAGTAGCGAAGCGCCCTGGATAATCCGCTGCGGCAGACTCAACAAATGCGGCTTTGAAGCGACTGCGCGTGAGCTTTTCCCAGATTTCTACCACAATTTTTCCAAACGCTATGCAGCAAGCCCGGCCAACCCAAACGCCACCGCCGATGCCTATTTGCAATATGTACGCGGGTTGGAAATACGCAATATCAAAGGCTGGTATTCGCAGGAAAAATACTGGCACCCCAAAGGCGATCGCGGCAGTGCAACTGTCCGGTTCGCGCTTAACGAAGACGTCTATTTTGAGCGTCTTGTCGACAGCGTCAATATCACTCTGGACGATGGCGCCAGCGATTGTCGGCGCGCCAATTTCCACGGCAAATATCGCGGCCTGTGGTGGCAGCCGCCCGGCTTTGAGCCGATTGATGGCAGCGATGTTTATCTGGTCGAAGGCATCATCGATGCATTAACGCTGATCCAAAGCGGCGTGCAAGCGGTTGCGACATTAACATGCAACAATTATCCAGCCATCGCGCTTGCTGCACTTGGCAATGCCAACAAGCTGCATTTTGTCTGGGCGCTCGACAATGACAAGTCCGGGCGTCAATATTCCCGCAAGCATATAGCCCAGATGCGTGAGGCGGGTCTGAACTGCTCGGCAGCTCTGATCAAGCAATCGAAAAAAAGCAAAACCGACTGGAATGATCTGCTCATATCCGGCGATCTGACTCCAGAACGCATTATCGATACCATCTCGCAATGCCGGCATCAAGGCGATCTGCTCATGGCGCAAACCGCGCAGGAAAAAGGCGCGCTGATCTATCTACATACGAGGCAATCGGCATTCTGGTTTGAACATAGCGATCGGTTGTACTGGTTCGAATATAGCGACAAGGCAGTCAAACAGGTGCAATCCACCGCCGAAGAGAATAAAGAGGCATTGCTACCAGTGCAGGCCTTAAAGCAAGCCGGCCTATGCAAGCAGATAGCCAATTGCTTCCCCGAGTGTCTGTACCATGAAATCAGTACCGTCAATGACGAATTCAACCGTTACTATCTTCGCATTCGCACACCAACTGGGCGTCGTCCAATCCAGTCAGCCTTTTCTGGCGCCCAACTGGCCGCCGCAGGCGAATTCAAAAAGCGGCTGCTATCGGTGTCGCCGGGCGCCATGTACCTGGGCAATGCGCCGCAGTTAGACAATTTCATGCTCACCACCATGCATAACCTGCCCAGTGTCGAAGTCTTTGACGCCTGCGGTTACAGCAATACACACCAAGCCTATATATTCCACGAGCTCGGGGTTAAAAATGGCAAAGTCACGCCGGTCAATGACGAAGATTATATGGAGTTCGGCAAAATCGCCGTCAAAACCGAAAGTGGCGCGCATCTGAGCCTGTCTACTCAAATACAAGAATCAGAATGGCTCAACCGCATCGTCAAAGCCTATGGCGTAAAAGGCGTCGTTGTGCTGGCCTATTGGATCGGCGCACTCTTTTCCCAGCAAATTCGCGCCACGCACAAATCATTCCCGTTTCTGGAAATCATTGGCGAGCCTGGCAGCGGCAAATCGACTCTGCTTGAATACCTGTGGAAACTGTTTGGGCGACAGGATTATGAGGGATTTGACCCGTCAAAATCCAGCCTCGCAGCGCGGACGCGCGTATTTGCGCAAGTATCCAACCTGCCAGTCGTATTGATTGAATCGGACCGTGAAGACAGCTCCAGAAAATTTCTCTGGGACGAACTCAAAACAGCCTATAACGGCCGGGCGCTCCGCAGCCGTGGCGTCAAAACCGGTGGTAATGAAGTCTACGAACCGCCTTTTCGTGGCGCCCTGGTAATCAGCCAGAATACTCGGGTAGACGCCAGCGAAGCCATCGTGCAACGCATAGTCGGCATTGAATTAACCCGTGCTGGCCACAGCATAGACACCGCCGAAATTGCCCGAGAAATCGAACGAACGCCTATCGAGCAGGTCAATGGTGTCCTGGTCAAGACAATTCGCGACGAAGCCGCCATTCTTAAGCAGTTTTTTAGCCATTATGACGCCCACAAACAAAAGTTGGCGCAGCATATCAAAGTCGATCGCATCGTCAAAAACCACGCCCAGCTCGCCGCTCTGATTGATATCCTCAAATCGCACCTTGGCCTGTCAGCAAAGGACCATGTTCAGACGCAAGAATTCGTCATAGAAATGGCAAAAGAACGCGAATTCCTGATAAACAGCGACACACCATCGGTAGCCGAGTTTTGGGAATTATACGAATATCTCAATAGCATGGGCAGAGACGGACAACAACTCAACCATGCCAAAGACGTTAGCATAATTGCCATCAACTTGAACCATATGCGTCAAATTGCAGCTGAACACAAACTGCAAATGCCACCAAATTCGGATCTCAAACGTCTGCTGCCTGCCTCGAAAAGATACCGCTTCACCGGCAAGCGCATGATTCGATCACAACTACTGTCGGCAGAAACCGATCCTTATGGCAAGCAGCTACGCTGCTGGACATTCAAGGCACAAAAGGGCGGAGAATGAATCAGCCGATAACGGTTCAGGAAGCTGCTTCAATTCTGGGCGTATCACCGAGCTGGGTATATAGCCATGCAGGAAGCGAGTTTTCATGCTACAAAATAGGTGGCAGAATTGTACTGGATGCCGATGAGATCAAGGAATACAGGCAACGATGTCAATATATCGCGATAAAACAAAAGGTTGTTTCATCTTTGAATTCGACCGCCGCATTAACAGGCAAAGAATCAGGGCTAGGAAATGCCTTCCAAAAGCTTGGAATAGAACCCGCGCGGACGCGTTCGACCGGGAGGAAAGCGCCCGCCTCTACGCCCAGGTTAAGGGTTGTGAGGAGTTAGTTGAAAGATCAATTGACGACGCAGTAGAAAAATACATAACCGAGCGCTGCCCTGAGCTTAAAAACGGGCGTAATGTTGCGTCCGAATTGGCACGGACCATGTGGGCATGGGGTGGAAAACCAATTTCGCAATTGCCTGAAGCATGCGCTGAAATCGCACAATCTCAGGGATTTCAACCGGCAACAAGACGCAATCGCATTCGCTATCTAACGGCAGCTTGTCGCTATGCCTGGAAGCAGCACCATATATGTGATTATGATCCAGCGAGTAGAGTCCGCACACCAATTGTTAATAATGAACGCAGATACTATCTGAACCGATCCGAGATGCTGCAACTAGCAAAAGTGTGCCGCAACAAATCAACACGCGCCGCGATAAGAATTGCATTCTACTCTGGCATGAGAGCGGGCGAGATATTCAGTGGCAAGCTCGAAGGTGACTTTTTCAATCTTGAAGACACGAAGAATGGGCTACCGCGCCGCGTTCCCACTCACCCCAAAATCCGCACTGCGTTTAAAGCGCTCAGATCATCAGCAAACTACAACCGAGACTTTAACGAAGCGAGAAAGAAAGCAGACATGCCTTGGATACGGTTTCATGATCTGAGGCACAGCGCTGCCAGCGAGATGATAAACAATGGAATAGACCTGTACACCGTTGGAGCAGTTTTAGGTCATAAAAGCGCCGTCAGCACCCGCCGCTATGCGCACCTTGCAACCCAAACAATTGAGCGGGCAATTTTGAAAATTGGTCAAAAAATTCCCCACCAGCTAGATTCTAATAAAAAGCCTAAACAGCCGAATACCGCATGAAATATAGTAGGCCCGGAGAGGCTCGAACTCTCGACCAACGGATTAAAAGTCCGCTGCTCTACCAACTGAGCTACAGGCCCGCAAAGCGAGCGATTATATTGGCTA